CCAATACTCTCGGTGCCCCTGGAAGCAAAGGAAACGACAAGTTGCAGATTCAATTGGCAAAGACAGTCGAAAATGGTACAACCGGATTATTTGCAACCGGAACTTGTACCATATCGCTCTCAGTCCCAAGAGATTCTGCTTGGTCATCGCTGTACACGGAAGACTTCCTTGTACAGCTACAAGATTTGTTCACTGATGCTAACGCTGTTCTTATCGGTGATGGACTGGTACCGTAAAACACGGGACCTTCCATCACTATTCGAATCGTTTTAGCATGATCTGTCTTACCGAGAGATCGGTAGGACAGTGAACCCGTAAGTGAATGTGCGTTAAAGCTGTGGTATGGCTTAGGAGGTAACGGTGGAAACCGAGACCATAAGGCCTATTGCGGCTATTACGCCGCAATCCTTACTGCTAAGCTTGAAGGAAGATTGTTTTTCTCTTCTTCCCAACCCCTTTCTTGCGAGTGATTTTAAGTACCTGTTAAACAGGTATAAGGCTGAAGGCGACGCATTTCTATGCGTTACCATGCCTACACTCGGTAAGAAGATTGAGACATCCCTTGTCCGTCATGAACCGTTAAAAGTTCCTGATGGATGGAGGCTCAAGAAGGGTACTAAGCTGCCCATTTGTCTGTATGCATACTTTTCAAAGTTGTATACAGATGATGCTGTGATCAAACCGCCCACGAAGGAATCACGAGTCGTAGTTTTCTTGCTACGACAGGTTTTTCTGTACTGGGCGAAAAGTCGCAGAAAAGCACGAACAGATGACGTCACTCCTGTTAATAATTTTATTACCAGGGTGTCGAAACCTAGACAAGAGATTGTTGACGGCATTTGTAAAAATGCAGGCCAACTATCCGATGTCCTAAGTACGGCGCGAGCCATACTTGGTCGTGTTTTTGACAGAACAGATCCTCTATGTGCACCCTTTGTTTCCTTTGAAACGGAACCTTGGGGACGACACGGTCCAGGAGCTGTTGCTGAAAGAGAAAAGGCGCACGAGAAATGGGATTTCAAATCCTATCCATCGATACCCAACCGACTTTTCAGTTGGAGTAACGAGGAGAAGACCATCCCCTTAGCGGGGAAGAAACCCTCTTCACGCATTGTATGCGTCCCAAAGGACTTTCGAGGTCCTAGGGTCATATGCATTGAACCAAAAGAATTCCAGTTCGCCCAACAGGGCTTAATGGAACTTTTGTTTCGGCACTGCATGAAGCATTCTCTGACGAGTAGATCCATAAATTTCTTTAATGTTGAGAAATCGCAAAAGCTTTGTTTTAACAAGGCTTATGCAACTATCGATCTTAAAGATGCGAGTGATAGAATCTCACTATATATTGTGAAAATTCTATTTCCACGCTGGTTCTACAAGTTAGTCGTACGCTACAGAACCCCATCCGTGAACGGAGTGAGTTCCACTTGCTTCGCCACAATGGGCTCCGCGTTATGTTTCCCGATACAAACATTGGTATTTTGGGCTCTTGCCCTTGGTACCATGGATGTAATACGGAGATCCATGCCGCGCTGTAACTTCGACATGACTCTTAGAGTGTTCGGTGATGATATCATCGTGCCTCTATGGTCAGCCGAAGCTGTCTGTGATGTATTGACTGCCTGTGGATTTGTGATTAACCCGGACAAGACATGCCTCTTCTCTGATGTGAGAGAGTCATGTGGTGAATGGGTATATGCGGACTTTAGTAACCGCATATTAAAACCACAAGTACACGACATCCTTTCCTATGCTGACTGGGTCAGCGTTGTGGACCAGGCTGAATTGGCAAATGAATTATGCCTTTTCAACTTGGCTGCTTTGCTGCGCTACCACGCCGCTAAATTTTACAAGCCTCAAAAGAGGCTCAATAAAAATTTACAACGGTGTGAATTCCGAGTGCCGCTTCTCAGCGTGCCTCGGGGTCAGCAGTTAGCCGGGTATGACGGGCTTTACGCCTGGCATACCCGCGCGGACACGAGCCCCGGCTCCTGG